TCATAGATTTTTTGACGCTACCCGTTCAATCTCACCTGTCCACTCAAGCATACCGCCTGTCATATTCACGACGTCATATCCGTAACTTTCTAACAACTGACAAGCCATACCGCTTCGGTTTCCTGAGCGACAAACGAGAATATGCTCTTCATTTTTATTAATTTCATTCATTCGCTCAAGCAACTGACCGAGCGGAATGTGACGTGCACCTGGAATTTTCCCTTGTGCTACTTCTTCATATTCGCGCACATCAATAATGCTCAGTGCACGCCCCTCTTTTAATTGTTGTTCGACTTCTTGCGGGGATATATGCTTCATTTTCTTCACCTCTCTATACTCATAAGGGTATATTTGATTGTAAAAAAATAAGTAATTACTATTACCTCTATGAGTATATTACAAAACCCCCACCCGTTTGTCAACTATTTTTTCGCAAAAAAAAACCTTGTATGATACAAGGATTTAAACAAACGTTTTCTGTTCTTCTTTGCGGAAAAAGTTTCTCATCGCCTGCAACACATCCGATTTTTGTTTTAAAATGTAATAGCGAAATTTTTCATCTTTAATATGTTTGTACGCTGACATGAGCGTAGAATGACGATTGTACTGATACAACTGTACACCCTATACACATTGGCTATGCTATCTATAATCCATCATATGCTCCAAAGCTTCCTCAAAAAACTCACAAGCTGTTATTATCCCTTCAACAAAAGCCTGTTCAGTAATATTTTCTGCTTTCATTTTAGCATATTCATTACGCTGGTCAGCGATAAAAGCATGAAGAATAAGCAATTTAACGATTAGGTTTTCCATAGCCCCCTCCTTAAATCGCTTTTGCGATTTCCACCAGAAGTTCCATAAGTAATGGCATCATTTGAACTAAAATGTAACCGATGGCTGAATTTTGAATCATCGTATATCCTTTTTCCTTGCTACCAATCATAATCATTAATGCCCCGCCAGACATGATGACTAACGCAATCGGATATGATAACCCTTTTACAAGTTCAACAAGTGGCATAAATGCCGCTGTTATCTTGTCATAGACAACGCCACTAACAGTTGCTGCACTAGCAAAATCCATACCGGTCAATGTTAAAAAGATAGAACCACCTCCCACTGCCAATCCTTAAATATCCGATAGGATAGTCGCTCGCGCCGAGAACATTAGTAAATAACGCTATCCGTTGATACAACGCATTTTTTCATGTCGTTCTCCGTATCTACAATCGGCAGCAAGCACGAATAACAAAAACGACTATAGCTACGACGAGTGAATGCGACAACAAATACGTCGTTTATATCGTTCTTAATCGCGTCTGATACATCGTATTTTCATATGTTTGTCCATTATTCCATATTTTTTCCCCAGGTTTAAATTCGGGATTTTTGGACAAGACTGTTATAAAAACGACTGGGAGGGAATATTGATGTTTTGGTTAGGGAAACCGAGAAGTAAATTTGGGAGATGGGTAGATAAAGTAGGACTAACACAAGAGGAGATAGCACGAAAGGCGAATGTGGGAAGGACAACAGTTTCGAATATGTGTAAAGATCCGAATTATCGACCTAGAATTTCTACATGGGTAAAAGTCGAAAAAGCTCTAAAAGCTCTAGGTCATCAAGTAAAACGCGATGATTTTTTTAGTAATTAAGAAAGTCTGTACTATAGAAAATGGTGATTGCATAAAAATATCTACTTGTCAATATATAATTGAAATCAAAAAATTATTTTTTTAGGTATTGTAATTCAAATATACATATTGTATATTTGAATTACAAATAATACATATGTGTCTTATATACTCAATAACCATTCTATTTTTATACTTCACGCCTTCTCCTAATATCTATATACTTGGAGAAGGTTTTTATATTGATGGGGGGAACTTAATGAAAAAAGTTGCTATCTTATTAGATGGTGCATTCGTTCAAAAGAGATTGAAAAACACGCTCAAGCTTCAACATAACCCTGAAGCAGAAGTAATTTACGATTTTTCTCTTAATCTAATTGACAAAAATCAAGAGGAGATCTTTAGAATTTTCTTTTATCACGGCGAACCTTTTCGTAGAACTGTGGAGAAACCCATATCTAGAGATAAATTCGATTTCAATTCAAGCCCACTAGTAGATTATTCAGAAAGGCTCTTTAGAGAACTGGGTCAGAAAAATTATATAGCGATAAGAAAAGGCGAGACAGTCTTCAGAGGTTGGAAACTAAAAGATGCTACTATCGAAAGACTAAAATCAGAACCTAAGGATAATTTTTCACCTCTTCGGGATGATGATTTTTCACCGGAACTAGATCAAAAGGGTGTAGATATCCGAATTGGATTAGATGTTGCTTGGTTAGCAAGTAAACATATAGTTGACCGTATTATTTTAGTAACTGGCGATTCTGACTTTGTGCCAACGATGAAGTTTGCAAGAAAAGAGGGAATACAGGTCGTTCTAGTTCGTGTAGGTGGAGGAAATATCAAGGATTCTTTACTCGAACATTCGGATTTAGTAAGAGGTGTTTATTTTAAAGACGGTAAATGGGAATTATCAGATTATTTTACTGCAGAAAGAGAAAATGTACATAGTTTCCATTAAAACTAAAAATCCCTGCCGATAGAGCAGGGATTAACTTATTTTATAACCAGAATTGAACCAATCCGAATCAAGCTTGGATTCGCGATATTGTTCAATTTCTGTAGCGCATCTACTGTTGTATTGTACTTCTTAGCGATCTCAGAAAGCGTGTCGCCTTTTTGGACGGTGTATGTTTGAGTTGTTTTCGTCTGTGTTTTCGGAATGGCCGAAATGTTAGTGTCTAACTTCTTATCCGTTCCATATCCCTTGTATTCGAATTGCAAATGGGGCTTATCTATGAATTTTTCATCAGTTGTCTTTCCGTCGTTGTCCCAATCTCCGCCCCAAGTGAAGCCCAACTGCTTGGCTTTGGCAATAGCCTGTTGAATTGCTGTTTTATCATAGCCATTCCAATCTGTTTTCCCGCCCACGACTGGGACGAAATCTAATGCTTGTCCAACCAAGTGGTAAGAGCGCATCGTCTGTGACTTCCCACTGGCAACGTAATATCGTTGTTTTTCTTTTGTGCGAAGCGTTTCATAGATAAGAATGTCAATGCTATTCGCAACGCACCAATTGTACCATTCCATTGCTGCTCTTTTTGTGTTAGGAGCCAGTTTTTCAAGGTTGGCCAAATTTCGTTCATGATAAGTCGGTTTGAACATTATTGATCCTCTCCTTTATCTTGATACCATTTTCCCTCTTTCGGGTTAGACACAATCCCTAGCAACACCAAAATCCCCAATATCGTCTGCACATACGCATTGAATTTTTCTGGTGTGATATTCACCCCAGCGTCTTGTAACACCATAAGAAGTAATGATGCCACAGACAGCCATAGACCGTAATTTTTAAAGCGTTTCATCATTGAACACCTCCCTTCAACGCCGCAAAAACAATGGCCACGATGCCGCCGACCACCGAAACAATAATTGCGTTTGTGATCGTACGTCGTAGCCACTTAGTATCATCTTTAATTGCTCGAATATCTTCACGCATATCTTTGATGTTTGATTCTGCGACCGCCAAGCGTGTTTTTACATCCACCATGTCTGCCTCCAGTTTTTGAATGCGTTCTTCCATCGACTCACGACCTTTCCTGCAAAAAATAAAAAGACCAGGGCGCTGGTCTATTGGACTAAATATTTCTTATGTTGTTCTCGTTTTTTCTCATCAGTCAATTGTGCATACACTTGTGTAGTGGCCGGATCTTCGTGACCAAGTAAAGCTTGAACGGCAGCTAATTCAGCCCCATTGTTCAGCGTTAATGTCGCAAATGTGTGTCGTAACGTGTGTGGACTCACTTTCTTCCCTAACCCAGCATTTTCTGCGATGAGTGCAATTTCCCTTTGAATGCCGCGTTTTGAAAGACGACGATAGGGTTTTCTTTCTGTAATAAACAGCGCTGGTTCATTGTCAGTTCTAGCCATGAGGTACTTCCGTAAATGATACATCGCTTTAAAGCTGAAATACACTTCGCGCTCTTTATTTCCTTTCCCGATTACTCTACAACTGAGCGTCTGATAGTTTATATCCGATCGGTTCAGCGCTTGTACTTCTGATAAACGACAACCTGTTGCATATAACACTTCTAAAAAAGCTCGCTGTCGTGTTGTTTTGCAAGCCTCGCGGAGCATTTCTAATTCCTCAATCGTCAACGCTTTCGGGAGCCTTTTTTCTTGTTTAGGCGGTTTTAGCTTTTTAGTCGGATCACGTTGAATGATTTCTTCAGATGCCAGCCATCCAAAGAAACTTTTCAATACAGACAATTTTTTAGCGATTGAACTAAGTTTCAGGTGACTAAAACGACCTAAAAATACCCGAATATCAGCAGCAGTAATCTCATCTGTTTTCTTTTTGACATGCTCCGCAAAAATTTTTAGATCTAATTCATAACTTTCAAGCGTAATCGGACTTAGCCCTTCTAAGCGCTTCGATGACAAAAATAGCTGGATTTTTTCATGTAAATCAGGATGCACTTCTTGTAGTTCAATTTTGGTTACATGATATTTGGAGAAGATGACCGACAATTCATTCTTAATTTCATGAGCGTTGATTGTAGGTATCAATTCGTGCAACATCGCCACAACTTCAGACATCATTTGTTCACCAGCTGTATTCGCCATCATATCATCCCCTATCTTTTAAAGTTATATAACTTATATATCTATATTACAAACAAACGTTCTTGTTGTCAATATAAGTTATATAACTTATACTTGAAACGAGGTGATATCATGGCAATTGATAAAAATAAAAATACTCAAATTTTAGTGACTTTCCCTAACGAGCTAGTTGAACAAATTGAAAAGTACTGGCATGAAAACCAGTTAAAAAACCGAAATGAAGCGATCAGAGAACTTGTTAAAATCGGATTAGAAAAGTCCTCCAAAAAGTGATGGAGGACTTTTTTTAATGGGATTTTAATCGGACATTTTATTGCGCATTATCGTCCTAATGTTCATTTGTACCTCTAAAGCACTTAGATTATAAGTTATGTTCATAAATTTTCTCTTTGTGTTCGGCAATTGTGATTAAAATAATAGAAAAACAAACACAACCCAAATAAAACACAACAAAATCCAAGGTCTAAAAAGAGCACGACATATATAATTTATATGTGCCTTACATCTATAGCGATTAAATTCTCCTATCCCATTCTTTTTGCAATAATCTCTAGCGTATTCGTTTGCATCCAATTCTTTTTTACTTACCAGATATATCATTTTATCCAGACACTCTTTGAATTTGTTACGACAAGGTTCTGACCAACAAAATTTGTCTTTTGCTTTTTTATACTGCCATACATGACGCATTTCATGCGCTAACGTCCCAATGTAATTTTTGCTTTTAATTAGAATCAAATCCTCATCCACCGACCATGGATATATTCCTCTAGTGTTTTTCGATTTTAAATACATATCTTCTAAACATTTCGCGTGAGATGGATTTTTCTCTCTAATACTTTCGATATAATCTCTTGCTCCATCCTCTCCACACACAATCTGTAGATTGGAGTCAATTCCTAACTCTTTTTTTATATTTTCAACATGTTCCTCAAAAGTCATTTAGTTCTCCCTTTCCTTTGTTTTTGAATCTAAGTAATAATTATTCAAAAACACACAAATTCCTCTTTATTTCGACAAAAAAATTTTGGGATTGAATATGGTCGGAAGGGCATAGCATCTTCCTTACTACAAAACCATTTATTTTTAATTTACAATCAAATCCTCTCTACCTTTAGAAATTAAATAAGCATCAATCCCTTCTTTTAAATCAGGACGACGCTGGATGACAAATTCGTATGTGTACGCTCCGTCGATGATTCTTTGCGCGAGATAAGCCGCCATATCACATTCCTCCTAACAGTAAATCGTCTAGCGCTTGCTGAATAATTTGTTGACGTTGTTTTAATTCCGTGTTTTCTTGTTTTAACTTTTCGAATTCACTTAATTGTATAGCTGCCGCGTCGGGCAAATATTTTTCTAGTGACCAATTTCCATTCTCGAATTTACGGAATAAAAAATCAGGATTCGCTTCATCAATCGGAATGAGGTTTGTGCTTGTCATGACATCTTTAACCGTTTTTACACCAATACATATATTTTCGTGATTCAATTCAGCATAATGATACATAATAAAATCCCTCCATTAATTAAATTCTAGGACTTGCCATCTATAGTACTGTGTATAGTTTTGAGCATTAGATACAAGGATTTGTAATGTCGTGTTATTTAGCAAATAAATACCGTTCATAGCTGACCAATAGGTGCCCGCGTTATTCCCATATTCTTCAGTTGATTTATATGTTAAAGCGACTATACACTTTGAAGGGTTTACCGAACTAATGTAAACATTCTGATAATGATAAGCTCCAGCATCTAAAGTAGCTGACGGAACAATTGATACAACTCCCTCTTGTTTTGACTTCACATTAGTGAACTCTATAACCATCCATGAGACCGCCACCTCATAAAAACTATAACTAACATTGTAGTCATAAGGGCGAGAGTGTCTATCTAATCGTAAATTAGTCGCACTTGTTAAATAGGCTTGAAATGCGTTGTATTTTTGTCCGTAACTGGTATCACTTACACACCAAGCAAACACCAAACATTTATTAGGGTCTACATTACTAATTGTTACATCTAAAGTGTATTTATCATAAGATACAATAGAAAGACCTCTTTGAATAGACTTAATCCCACCACCAATTCCAGCATATTTTCCTCCGTGTGTACGTATATCAATAATAGGCATTAATTTTTCACCTCGCCGATTAACTCACCATTCGTATCATAGGTTAACGCGTAAGTATCGGTTCGTAATACGGTTGTTCCGTCTGTTCCGTAATAAGTAATTGTCCGAGTTGTATATTGTGGGCTTGTTCCACCGCTCAATACAGATCGCGCGTACAGCGTTCCATTTGATCGTTTGTATTCAACAGTGGTAAAAATTCCATTACTGTCCTTTCCACTTTTGTAAACATTGAAGTTTGCTAGATTCCTCTGCATGGCTTCTGGCGCGGTATCCGTATATGCTTTTGCGTTTGCTTCTGCGCTATTCCAAGCCGCTCTTTCTGCGGCTGTTACGTGCTTCACATTATCAGCCGAATGCGCAGCAATCGCTGCATCTATTTTTGCTTGTGCCCCTGATGGTGTTTCTGCTCCAATGTCACTTGCTCTTGTTCCATGCGGATTACGCTCGTTAATATGGGCGTTTAGAATATCCTCCGTAACAATCCGCCCCATAGAACTTGGTAACTCAATGTTCGCAAGTGGAATTTTAGGTCCGTCACCATCAATTCCGCTATGCGTATGTCCATTTACCGATAAAAGCCCTTCAATGAAAGCTTTTAAATATGCGTCGTTATTAATGAGTCTTTCGAAAAGTGGGTTAAATGTATCCGCATGTGCAGGATCCGTTGTTACAAGTTTTCTGAGCACTTCACTAAAATTTTTTGTTTCATAAATTTGATGATTGGCCACGTACTCCACGCTCCCTGGTTAAAATTGTTCATCCCAGTCAATTTCTAGTGTTGTTTCTTCATCCATGGGTTTTGGCTTGAAAGTTTTCCAGGCAACTAAGTCCCCCTCTGCATCATATAATCCACAACATGATATTTCATTTTCCCCACTTTCTGAAAAAAGCAAATCTACGAAAACTCTCAATGTTGTCGGAATTGGAAACTCAAATCCTTTTATCTCTTTCCTCATTATTTCTCCTGGTATTACATTTACGTCAGCTGTTGGCATGATTGGCATACGTGTATCCGGATCATGACCTCCATTTCCCCACCCGACATGAGTGATTGGAGGCAACGGGGCAATACCTGCATGAGCCTTAGCAAATTTTTCTCTAGCTTTTATTGTTGTTACTGTGTTCGCCATTTTTCTCACCTGCTTTCTCTATTTCAATCACTTTTCCGTTTTTAATTAATCGAATGTTCGATTTTACAGATATTTTATTTATCAACTAAACAGCTACCTCCTCTACAACTGCATTTTGTTTTTTAACACGAAACAGGCCTTTGTTGTTAAGTAAAGTCTGATTGAGTGAAATGTTCCCATTCAAATTTTGTCCACCATTTAACGTATATACGCCAGACACGTTTCGACTCATGCTCGTCACTTGCACTCGTTGTGTTACATCGTTACTCGCTACAATTCGCTGACGCTGTTTCGTTTTCGCTTCTTGCTTCACTGTTATTCGCGCTGTTTGTAAATCATGCTGTAAGAGCAATTCGCCATTTAACATGTACACTCCGTCAAGAACAGGGACTATGCTAACTTCGTGCACGCCAAAATCATGTGCAACTTTCATTATTAACCTAGCAGTAGTTAAACATTGAGGTTCATCTGTTTGGATGTAGCTATTTAAGAAAGCCTCTCCGTCTAACTTATAATTGCCATCAAGATAGACATTTTCTAGTCCGATATCCGTGCCTAATCCAGCTAAAACCCATGGATTCAATTTTGTATATATTCGAATCCGTTCATCTACTTTATTGCTAGTTGACCTCTTTGTAGATACTTTTGTTTGAAAAAGTATCTTTTCTAGTTGCGATCTTTTATTTTTTGTCGCATCAAGCAATCTTTTTAAACGCGGTTTATCAAAAGATAAAAAATCATCATCTAAGTCAAGTTGTATTAAAAACTTGTAAGGATCACCTCCGTATTCAAACCACTCAATCGTTTTTGCTCTTGGAAATATAACCGATATAACTTGCTCAACAGCCCAGGGTGTTCCTTTTTTTCTATGCCACGCAACAGACTGACGCACGAGATTCATCTTCTGCGTAAACGGAATATTTGAGTCATAAAAATCCACATGTTTTTCATACGCAATGTGATCTAAAAGCTGCTCCGGAATTTTATCCAAATCATAAAAATTTGATAAAATTTCAGCCTCACGATACATTTCTTTCATTTCCGTTTCAAAAGCTTCGCCAAGCGCAACGACAAAAGCATCCTTCCGTAAACTATCAGGTAGCAACAAGGGAATAGAATAATCCCTCAAACTATTCATCGGTGAGTCCTCCAAACGAAAAGTTCACAATGTTTTCTTTCGCAACTTGGTGCTTCTCAATTTTTTTATACATCGGGGAATTGACAGTCACTCTGTATGCTCCTGCTTTTTTGAGACGTGCGATTAACTCCGATAAATCTACATCGCGTCCAAGCTTCTCTTTTTGCCAACGCAAATACCCTTGAAATGCTTCATTCACATTTTGTTGAATGGAATTAGCCATGCCGGCATTCGAATATAAAATGTAGTACTCAACGTCTATGTCATATGTGACAATCTCCGGCTGATTGACAATCACGTAATCAGTCAACGGTCGTACCTTTTTGTCTGAACACGCAAATAAAACTTGTTCTAAAATTTCTTCCGATGGCAATTCTCCGTTTGCTAACAAGACGCGAATATCAACAACGCCAGGCGATGGGTTGAGAACAACTACATCAACAATTTCTTGATGCGCTGTTTTTGCCCAGTATTCATATGCTCCTTCTGGTCCTGCGACTGAGAAAGACTCAGGCGCTATATGAATTCTATGAGCATATGAATCATCATCTTCAACTTCTGCCCCACCATCGCTCGTTGTAATATTCCGAACTTCTTTCACCCACGGGATAGGATCAACTAATGTTGTGATTTCTCCTGGTAAATATCCGTTACCGACTTTTCCATTTTCTAAGCATGTTGCCCCGATGTGTACAGTATGTTGGCCTTTAGGAACAATACACGTTTCATCTGTTGCAAAAAATGTGCTTTCACCAACTAAAAAACGCGTCCCTTTAGGAATCACTAAAGTATCGACGCGCTCTTCTTCAAGAATGAATTCCATCATAGTTTTTGCCGGTTTAGCTTTCAAACGATGTACTTGAAAATCTTCTCCCTTATGATCTAGAAACTCACCATCAGCATATGATAGTAGATTTTGCTTCAATGCATAGTCTAAGTTGTTTCTTTCTTGAACAATGTACAGTACTAAAGCTTGAAGAAACTTTCTTCTCGGGTCAGCATTTGAAAGTTTTATTCCTGTCTTTTTCTCTATATACGACAACATGTCTCTTTCAATATCTTCAGGGCTTTTTTTCAAAAAATGAATATCTGGCAAATTAAATCGATTCATGTACAGACACCCTTACTATCGGTTTTAGCACTCCGTTCATGTGATCTTCCTCGAAAAAAAATTCTTCTACGATTGCCCTTGGTTCGTTTTCTTGAATTGCCTGAACAATCTTAGATGCGCTCATTGCTTTTGCAACATCGATGGGTAAATCTAAATCTGGATTCCAACCAAATCCCCGATCCATAGGGCAACTGTACATCATTGTCGAGAGAATAAATGCGACATTTTGCAACACTTCTTGCACTCCTGTCGCATCAAAAATTATTTCATGAACAGGTCTTATTTCATACATGTTCACATCACTCCAGACCTAACATATTCTTTTAATTCTAACTCTACTTCCGCAACAATGATATTTCCTCTGTTGTCTACAATTTTGTATTCTTCGCTCATTTTTTGAATTGAAAAATAATGCTTAGAAATAGGTTTGCCTCCTAAAATGAACGGGGCCGCTTTTCCTTGATCACGCATATTCCTCAGCTTCTCAAGCTGTTTCGTTGGATTTATTCCAAATTCCGCTTTCAAAAGCACTACGAACGTAATTTCGTCTAGTCCTGGACCATTGAATTCTGACTTTGGTTTCCCTCCAATGATGTCGTGATCGTGCCATCTTGCCTCTCCAGCCCGTTTAAAATCATAAAAAGTCTGTATTTTTTTATCTGTCACTTCAAATACAACGTCACCGAAAGCGCCAATCATGATATCACCCTGCCTTTATCTATTCGGAGGTGAAGTTGAGCCATGAGGACATGAATGTATATGATTCTTTAACGAAATTCCGTCTGCAATTACATCTCCACTTACATATATATTCCCAGTCACATGCACGTGACCCGTGGCTTTTATTTTAATCGGTCCTACACAATTAATATCTAATGTCTTCGATTTTGAATCGTACTCGATTGTTGTGCCGTCCTCAAACTGCATGTGTCGCTTATACTCAACATTTACAGGAGGCGGTGACTGCTTTGAATAGATAGACCCAACGATATATCCACTTTTTTGTTTTGTAAAAATACATAGTACGTGTTCACCGACTTTCGGCATCCAATAGTCCTTATTATTTAATGACCCTCTTACAACCACTTGTAGCTCTGCGGAAATTAAATCATCTGCATCTTCAAATTTTACCCTAGCTGTGCATTTATTCGGATATATTGAAGTCACAATACCGATTTTTTCAAACATTTCAATACCCCTCTAAACATTTTCGGAGTGACAAATCTACCCCATCTTGTGAGTATACAGCTTTCGTAATAATGTATTTGCCGTCAAATTTCCCGAAGTCTTTTAAGGACAATGTCATCCCTGCATCTAAATGTATATCTGTAACAATGTGCAAATTGACAGTTGTTGCTTCTTTATTTGCCTCCCTTAGCTTTTTCTTCGCTAGACGCAATGCCTCAGCAACAGATTTTACTTCTTCTGTAACAACCAGAGTGCGGCCTACCTTTGGTACTTTCGGCGGCGTAAAAGTTACTTTTATCGTTTTTTTCTTTTTTGAGTCGTGGTACTGCACACGACACGCCTTATATGTTCCGCTCAACGTTGTTTTTGCCGACCAACTCTTCACAAATATTTTCTCATCCCCAAATCGTTTAATCGTTGCAAATGCCGCCTTCTTTTCATAGGCCACTTCATCTAAGATAACAATTGAACGATTAGAGATTTTTAAACACAATCCTTCATCTCTACATAAGCGATATAAAAACATTAAATCTGTTTCATTTTCCTGTTCATATCTATCCTTCTTAGGATTGTCGCTCGCTTCAAAATATAGCTTCAATTTATTTGCTTTCGCGATATCACCCGCTACCATCTTTAGCGTTGTTTTTTCCCACGCCTTCGACTTATATTCCCCACGTATCGACGATGATTCGGGTACCGCCAACGCTTTGATTGTCACTTGCGATGGACTTCCGCTTACTTCAATCTCATCCACCTCAAACTTTCCTAGCTTTGTTTTTACTATTTGTTTATTCCAATTCTTTCTACAAATCGTCACCTCTATAATGGATCCTTTACTCGGAAACCAATCACTCAGCCATTTATTTTCAATATCTTCTAAAACTATTTGTACATCGTCAACTTCACCGCTTAAATTATCTGTGTACGTCCAATCCACCAAATGTGTCTCCAATTGAGAAGTGATATTTTGTTTATTGTATAAAATTTCTAAATATGTTTTTCTAGCATCAATCATAATTCATCATCCTCGCCAAGCCACGCTGGTCTTTTTGTCATAATTGACGTAGTGATATCTGGGATATTTATTTTCAATCCGCTCGGAAAAATCACGATATGTCTGTATTTTTTATTTGCCTCTAATAAAAAAGGGAGCGAATACTCACTCCCGAGTGTTTCATATGCAATTTTATCCCAAGTATCACCTTGAACAGTTATATACGTTCTACCCATCATAACTCACCCTTCTATTTCTCGTCTCCGGAAGCTTGATGTTATTGATGCGCGCTTCGAGCTTATTGAGCGCTGATATGACGCGTTGCCCAGCTGTCTGAATGCCATTTAGTGAAGCCATCCATCCACAAGCTTGACCTGTATACATAGTTAAAAGCGAAAAATTATTAGAGGCTTTTTTAATATTGTTAGATAATTCGAATGATGCACCTGCTATTTTACCGCTCGCCATCCCAGCATATTGAGTAAGCAAAGAAAAGTTATGCGATGCTCGATTAATATGCATAGCCATTTCTTGTGTAGCTTTAGATAAATAAGCTGTATTGTTCTGATTAGCAACATGATGTGCTCTAGCAGTACTGGAATTTCGTACGGCATCTACCCCTTTTCCGCCTAACCATCGTCCTGCCGCATATCCAACTAATCCACCAAGTACTCCTCCTACAGCTGTTCCGATACCCGGAGCAATAGCAGTACCAATTGCTGCGCCAAGTTTAGCGCCACCTATACTGCCAGCAATTCCAGTTCCCGATTGAACAATTGCTTTTGTTTTATCTTGCGCTTTATAAATGCTGTAGGCTTCTGCAGCAACAGTTAACGGGAGAGCAGCTTTACTTAACACCTTTCCGGTTGTCGCAAGTGCTTTAGACATTTTACCAACGCTTTTCGCTCGGGCAGCAACAGGAGCGTTTGACACTAACGATAAGTTATTCGCCTTCGCTCTTTCGGCTAGTGATATGACATTTGACGACTTAGATACCTCTTTCGCTACTTTTGTTGTTGTCGTTGTGCTGCTTGGCGGCGAACTTTTTGCCTTCGCTCTTTCGGCTAGTGATATGACATTTGACGACTTAGATGCTTCTTTCGCTACTTTTGCTGTTGTCGTTGTGCTGGTTGGCGAACTTTTCGCCTTCGCTCTTTCGGCTAGTGATATGACATTCTTATTCCTTTGCGCGTTCGTTATAAGCGCTTGTGTATTTTTCATCGCCTGTTGAGCTTGAAAGACAGCCGCGTTTCCTTTCATTTTGCTGAAAAACTTCGCGCCACCAGCAAGTGAAAGGCGAGCACTATCAATAACAAATTTCAATCCCAGCCATCCCATACGCGCAGCAATTAATCCTGTGGCTGACGTAACTACCAATTTTGTTACATTAGGATATTGCTTGGCGAACTCAGATGCACTTCGAGATATATCAGCCATACTTTTGAATATCTCATTTAACGTCGGTAATACAGTATCTCCAACATTTACTGCAAACTCATTCATTGAATTTTTTAATTTTTGTAACTCAGCATACGATGTTTTGTTCCTTGCCTCAAATTCACGGTCAGAAGAGCCTTTTGCCGCTTCATCATTAACAAGCTTTAATTGTTTTCTATATTCCTTTATTCCGTTTGCTAAAGTTGCTATGTCATCGCCGTATTCTTTCCCGAAAATTCCTACAGTTACAGCCGTTTTTTCCTCTGGACTAAGTTTGTTGATTCGATCTAATACATCAAGGATAGTACCTTGCGCGTCCTTAGCCATCCCTTTAGTAACTTGTTTTGTAGTTAAGCCTAATTTTTTTAAAGCTTTACTATATCGTTCTGGTTGTTCTTCGGCTAATGCAAGTTCACGCATGAGCGCTACCGCAGCTGTACCAGCAACTTCTTCTGATTTACCCAATGATAAAAACGTACTCGCTAAGGCTGCTAATTGTTTCTCGGTTAAATGAACATCTTTTGCTTGGCCACCGGCGCGCATCATGACGTCAATAATGCCACGTCCACTCGCTAGTGTCTTATCATCTAAATAGTTAATGACATCTCCAAGCTTTCCGATTTCCTTATAAGGTATTTTAAAGATATTGGCTAGTTTCCCCATCGAAGTTCCAATCTCTTCTGGGGCCATTTCAAATGCTTCTCCAAGCTTAGCTACTTCTTTTGTAAAAAGAACTAGTTCCTCTCTCGGTACACCCATCTTTGCTGAAAAAGCCATTAGTTGAGCAAGCTCCGCATTTGGAACGCCCATTTCTCTACCCATTTTGAAAATTTCTTCACGCATCTCATAGTACACTTTTGTCAAGTTCCCAGCATGATCACGCGCACCATCAACTTGCTTAGCAACACCAAGCATAGATTGTTCAAAATCCATTGCAGCTTTTGTCGCAACGACAATTGGGGTAGCCATAGCTGCTGTATCTAACATTTGCATCCGTGTATCAGCCATATTCCGCTGCAACTCTTGATATCTTCTCTGTGCTTGTGATAGTTGTTCTTGGGCGTTCTTCACTTTTTCAAGTTGACTAGACAGGCGAGATTGAGCTACACGAAACTGGTCAGTTGAAAGAATTGCATTTCTATGATGTTTATCTAATTCCTTTAATGCTGACTTTAATTCAGATGTTTTATCTCGCAATCTGTCTAGCTGCGATCCTGCCGTTCCAAAAGATGATCGGAAGGAGCTCCCGACCTTACCAGATATATGAAAAATCATTTCTAATTGCTTTCTAGACACCGTTCGCCCCCTCCTCTGTAGGAACATCTTTAATCCATTGATCCAGCTCATCGATAGTGAGGTTTATCCAAAAATCCACAGGGGTAAAAAAAGCACTGGCGAGTTGCAGTGCTACTTTTCGGATTTCTCGCGCGCTTTCGAATCTATATTTAGTAAAAAAAGTGTTACCTTACTCGTAATCTCTAAAAAATCAGGGGCTTGCATCTTCTCTAACTCATCTGGAATAATCCCTGACAATCTTGATACTATTAACAGCTGTGATTCAATGTCATAAACACTGAATTGGCTATTTCGAGAGCGTAACTCTTTATCAATCGCTAAAATATCTCGTCCTGTTAAGTTTTCTAAATTCAATTCAAGCGAATCAATCAATTTCCCATCAATATCAATTGGCTTAGTTAGTTTAAAGTTCATCATTGTCCCTCCTACATTCCTAAAGCTTTTCTAACATCGGCGAGATAATCAGTTCCATTCACTACATACTTGTAATTTAGCTTATCAAGTTCAACAACATTTCGTCCGTCAATATCGATTTTTATATATGTTGCCTCAATTTCTGTCGAAGCTTCATACGGACTGCCTTTTTCAAGCTTACCTGGTTCAACCTTTGTTGGTGTCCCTTGAATAAGCACTCGTACAGCTTCCATTACATATTTCCCTGTAGCAGCATCAAGTTTTTGAGTAGCGCCGCGACAATCAATTTTTCTTGAAACAGGGGCAAGAAGTTGGGATAAATCATAGTTAAATACTCGCCAATTCAGCGTAATCTTCATGCTTTGAAAATGTCCGATGTTTGGCGATTCGTATTCCCCCGCAATACCTGCACCCTTCACGCTCTCCGTCATGTGTTCAAATGAGGGGAGGGTAATATCGACAACCCCTTTTAAATCGCTCGTTCCGTCCATATATACCCGAAAATCATTTAGCTTTTCAAAAACAACATTAACTGACACAAGCGCTCACCACCTATTCAAATAACGTATTTAAGTAGTTCACATCAAATTCAAGCATGAACACTATATCCTCTGCCGGTACAGGAGGGGTCAAACAAACGTGAAAGCGAACAATACCGTTTAATAAGTCTGTAACAGGGTTTTTATCTTTCCGAAATTCTACGCGTCCGCCAAGTAATGCTCCTCTTGCTGTGAGACCATTCAGCCAAATGTTTACGCTGTCAACAACTGTATCGATTAATCTTTTATTTGTTGGGTCATCAACTTTTTGCCAGAACGTCAGAATAATTGTGTTTCCGATCCAATTAAACATACGACGGACGGGGATAAAAGTATCTTTAACATCCGTCACACCTGGATATGCCGCTGTTCGGTTACCCCATAATTTCCATCCACCGATAAAATTTAACGCAGTAACGATCCCCTCTCCATTTAGGTATGCTGCTTGATCTGGTCCTAATGCAACTTCTTTTCCATCATCAGTTACTGCTCCGGTTGCCTGTATATTTTTGTTTGATGGGCTTACATATGGTAAGTCATCGTATTGTGCATCGACTTTACAAATTAGCCCAGCTGCCTGTGTTGACAAATGATATACTTCTTCGCCCAGTTTCACCTTTGGCCAAAAAACAAGCTGCAAGGAATCTGTATAGTTGTTGTTATTTTTCCATGCTGGCACTTCAGAATAGTTATCTGCCTCTTTACTGTCGACATCTACTAAAGAAATAGCTTTAAACAAGCCATTGATGTTTGCTGACTTTGCCTTCATTACAGCTGCAACAGCAGGATCGTGACTCCAACCTGGCGCAAGAATTTGACCAGGAATTAAACGGAATAAAGGAAATACACGATTAATAAGTTCCAATCCTGTGTATTCACCAGTAGTCGCATTTACACCGCCGATGATGTCGTATTTCGTAACCATGGTTGGATCAAGATAATCATAGTTAACAAATAGATTATTACTTACGACACTATTCATAAGAGTGATTAATACACGACCGTTCTCGTCATAGTTGACGATATAATCCCTATTTTGTTGTAAATTATCACCATCAGGTGTTAATTTAATGCTCAATGTACTCAATAAAACTCCATCTTGTTCAATACGCGCAACATTCCCGATCGTGTCAATAGTTTCTGTTTTGCTTCTTTTATGCTTGTTTGGATCCAGAACATTTATAAATACGACCGGCGCGACACTGAAAAGTTGAAAATGTGATTTCATAAATTCACAAAGAGTATATTTTTTCCAATCCTTTGCGTATCCAAGTGATTGGGCAGCTTCTTGATAGTTATAGGCTAAAACAGGCTTATTCACACACGTCATATCCGCTAAATGGATCGGTGCAGTGCCAATAACAACAGGTAGCCCAGCTGCCGCCCTAACCGGAGGAACGACAGAAGTAGGAACCTCTAAAATTCTAACTCCATGTCTATACATTAGTTACCAACCCCTTTGTTATATTCCAAAACTTGTTGAAACCAAACATTTTCAGGAGTGCCAGTCGTTTTTATTGCTTCAAGCGTATCATTTAGTTTTTCGACGGGAACGATCAATTGCTGTATAATCGGACACGCTTTTAAATGTTTATCCAGATGCTTAGGCAAACCGTTCTGAAAAACGGTAAATTGATTTAGCATGGCTTTTGGGATATTAGGACCACAATAAATGACAGGTGTGTCCACAACTTTTTTTGCTTTTTCTTTTTTTAAATCAGTAGACATGTTGTAACCCCTCCTCACTTTGTATAGATGGTGTCCGATATTTGACGATTGAATATGCAACCCACTCTGGAAATGGTTGCTCTTCCGGAAAAATGGTTCGATAGCTGTCTTTGATCAATTCAAATGAGCTTAGCAACGGCTTTTTACACAATTCCACTTTTATTCTTGTTAAAACATTCACCACGTCACGCCAACAAACTTGAGGGTCATATCCATATGTTCCTGCAATGATATGAATTTCAACGATGTTTTGTCCCTGTTCAACTTTTTCTTCAACAAACCGAACAATAACGTGTGGAAAATCCGGATCATCTTGCTCCAACTTTCTTTTTTTTTCGGGTAAATACTGTGTTGTAACTTGGGGTGATTTTTGTCTTCCTTCTATGTTGCAATTCAGCGAGAATTCACTCACAATTTTTTCAACCTCTTCTTTCAACATATCGACTAAGTCAATAGAAGTTGTCATTATTCCTATCATCATCTACACTTCCTCTAACGCCCTTTTTATTTCATGTTCCAATCTTTTATCTAGCGTTTCTTGTACTTTTTCTTCCACAACAGTAATAACCTCTTCATTGCCAATCATTTGAGGAACAGATGGCCCATACTTAATATGCAGTGGATATCTACCTTTATCCACTCTTCGTAAAACATGCAATTTTCCAGCGCGCGACCCGATCCCCACAAAAGCATTAGGGAAATCTTTAAGACCTCCCGTTTTTTTCACTGCAACCCTTAACACTTTAGGCTTTGATTCCTTGCTTAGACGGTGTATTGGAATTCTTGGCTCAACACGGAAATTTACTAATTCACGTCTTCGTCCCTTTACAATTACAGTAGCTGTTAAATCGTTTGAATTAGCTGGATATATTTTTATCGCATCTTGTACATCGCCGTATCTGATGTAATATCTTTTTCTCGCTTCCCGTGACATTTCAGTTTTCGCCTTATCCGCTGCACGGTTCAGGGCGCGAAGAGCCACGATTGGAACTTTTTCAGGAACGCGTTCCAATGCGTGCTCTAACCGAGCCATATCTTCCACCTTTATATCAAAGCTAAATCTACCCATAAGCCCACCTACGTTTCGTTTGCTGTTGCTGAAATTTTTAATACACCTGCATCTTCCGAGACAGATGTGACATAATAATTTTCTTGATCGACAGTAATTCTTTGTCCAATGACTGGTTTTCTATAGTCAGTTGATTTCACGTATATTGTTATTGTCGAATGAAAAATGCTGTTTCCGACAAGATCTCTTGGGCGCTCAACGAATTGGTCAACGTCAATAACTGACAAAACGTTTTCACCGTCTATAACGTGATATTCAGCAAATTCACTGATGTTAAAGAACGTTCCCAAATCACTATTCATAAAAGACTTTAGATTACTCATTGTCGTATTCTCCAAGTTTTCTATCAATCGTTTTAATTAACTGTTCGCGATCCATTTCGCTAGAGACCTGACAGTTTAATTCTAGTGCAAGGAACATGAGAGATTGTTCATCTAGCAACTCAATGTCAACCCCATTTTCTTTAGCATCCTCAAAAAGCAGGTCGCAAATTTCTGAGTTCTTCATTCTCGTATCTATTGCAACATCGACTTTTTTTGCATATGAAATTAATTCTGACCGTTTCATCGCTTCTAACGTTTTTCTGAATGCCCCCATTTGATCAATGCTTCCCGTGTTCTGTTTATCTTCTTTGGAGACGGTATGGCTCATATTTACAACTACCTTCTCTTCATGAAATACAGGTGAAATTTCAATCGCTTTCATCGACAGAAGTTCTTTTGCTTGAACATCAGAAAGCCCGGTGATGATGTCACCAGGCTCATAAATTCGATTATCCATTTTAATTCGCCAAACCGATCTGTACATCTTCACTTCCCCCTTACAGCACTGTTGCGACGTAAATACTGTCTACATGTTGCGGAACAGGGAGTGGTCGCGAAATCAATTGTACCCATCGTGTTGACGGATCTTTTTCTACCCATGAACGAGGGATACGAGGTAAATCCATCGTTCCCATCTCCATATCGATATATGCTCCATAAAGCATGTCAAATCGCGCTCTACTACTAGCAATTGTCACTGTTTTCTCTGGTACCATCGGCTTTTCTGTGCCATCATCGTCAATGTACCACTCGTCGTATGAGTAGATATTCAAACCTAATTCAGCAATACGACCGATATATGTCACTCCGTTTGGCAATGCTTGAGGGTCAATCTGCCCTGTTTCCACTAAGCGTAAATCAAGCATTTTTTGTACTTGTTCATTCCATAGGAACGCATCAACAACTTCACTAGAAAAAATCGCGATATCCGGAGTAATACCGGAGGCTTTAATAACATGCAATCGCCAACGTTTTAGATCAGCTAAAGGATTAGATGTTGATTCATTCCACTTGGCTCCTGATAGCAATGCCTCTTTATTCGTCAAATTGAAATCAATGACCTCATCCACTCCATCGCCTTTGACATGAATTTGACCCGTAAATAAGGCTTGTGCACACATCCATTCCTCACGACGAGTGATCATATCATCAAGCTCAGCTAAATCTTTTCCCAGTTGCTCAGCCGCACGTTCATCAGGTGAGACGCCAGAATAAAGTGGCTCACCTGCCAAACGCTTTTGCAAATGCTCTGCTGTTGTTGGCATTTTAGGGTTGATTAATGGTGCTTTATACGTATTTGTGCGGTATCCTTCACGCTCTACAACTTTTCCTGAACGACGAGGATGAACAAACGGTGCCATACGACGACGACCTTTCACGATGTCTACATCAACATATTCTGTATCGAATGTCCGTTGATTGTTGAAAAACGTGTCTTTCAGGAACGTTTTCGGCGGCTGCATCTGGCGAACTGCTTCAAGCATGGTACGAGTATTGTATAAATCAATCGGCATACTTTACTACCTCCCTATACACTTAAAGTCGACTTAATAAAAATACCGACGGCGCGCGCAGATGCTTTATGATCCGCTACGGTATCACCCTCGGCTACAGTCAATGCATTTTCGTTAAACTCTCCAGTTAAATAAACAGGTGCTAATACATCCCCATTGGTCGTATCAACATTTTCAGCAAGAACTGCATAAACCTTTTCGCTGCCGTCACTAGCCGACTTAGATACGACTTTCGCCTTTCCTGTTGCTGTTACCAATCCTAAAAGAGTTCCCCTTGCTAACACCCCTTGACCGGATGCAACTACCAAGGAATCATCCACCTTAGGCATGATGTGGCCTCCAAAAAGATTATCAGGAATATAAACTTCGCTCATTATTTAACACCTCTCTTTTTGTTTGCAGCTTGTGCCATTGCGCTAATGACTTTGTTCGTCTCATCATCATTAACTTGTATTACAGGCTGATAATCAATTTGATTTAATGGAGCTGCATCTTGCATGGCGGCCACTAGGCGATTGGTTCCTGACGATTTCAATACATTGACGACCTTAATGGCCACTTGTTCTGCTGTTTCGCCTGTTTCGTACCGCGCTTGATTCAAAATCTCTTCGCATCCAGGCGCTTCAAGCTCCTGCAAGGCTTTGAAGCGTTCCCGCTCCGCCTTCACACCATCATTATATCCTTCTTGCTTCACGGCATTATAAATATCGGGATACTGTTTCGCTAAAATTTCTACCGTCAACTCCACCTGCTGATTCACCTCCTTTCCTGCGTTTGTTGTATCGATGATCTTAGGCGCATTTTTAAAACTCGTTATGTCAAACGCCACTCCGTTCATCACCAACATTCCTCCTTTCATGGACGCCGCAACTGATTTTCGCTCGTCAATTTCATCAATCAATCCGTATTCCAGCGCTTCTTCCGCCGTCAACCATGTCTCTGCATCAAGCAATTCAATGAGCTTTTCACGTTCAATGTTTGACTTCTCTTGATACGCTGCGATAATCGACTCTCTAATTTTGTCTAAATCGTCAGCGATTCGTCGGAAATCGTTCGCATTCCCCCAGCCAATGGTCCACGGGTTGTGAATCATCATCATGGCATTGCGAGGCATAACAACTGTATCCCCAGCCATAGCAATAACGGACGCGATACTAGCTGCCAACCCATCGACATAAACTGTCACTTTTGCCTGATGGCTTCGTAGCAAACTATGGATGGCCTGCCCTGCAAAAACATCGCCTCCGCCGCTGTTAATTCGAACAGTCAGTTCTGAAATATCACCTAAAGCTTTGAGTTCTTCAGCGAATTGTTTGGGAGTGACCTCATCTCCCCACCAGCTATCCTCGCTAATCGGACCATATAACAGCAACTCGGCACTATTCTTCGTTTTCGACGCTCTGAACTCCCAAAATTTCTTGGCTTTCTGTGTCATTAAACAACAATCCTCCTTCTCTCATCATTTTCTCTTCTTTTGTTCTTTGGCGGACGATCATTTCGAAATCCGATCCGGTTAACTCCGTTGCCTCCCTAGATCTTGTAGAGAAGCCTTCTTGAACACGGATTTTTGCTGCGTTTACTTCTTTTAGAGGGTCGATTTGCCCTTGCGACGGTCCGTACCATTCAGCATTGGAATAGGCCGCACGCATAATCGGATCATCAAAAAAGCCAGGGGCTTGAATTCGCCCTTTGGCCACTGCTTCATATAAAAATTCATTATAGATAGGTTCGCAAAATTTCGAAATGAGCCACGATCGTCGCATTCGGAACATTTTCCATGCTTCAAGCAATGCCGCACGGCTGGCTGAATATGAAGCCGTAAAATGTTTAATTAGAACCTCATATGGAATTTCTAACGCTGCGCCAATTTGACGAGTCATCGACATAATAAAACTATCAAACGCTGTGTTTGGTCGAGACGGGTTGACTTCTTTCACATCTTCCTCCTCTCCCAACGCGATAATTGCTCCATTGCCAAGCTCGTAGCTATTTTCATCAGCTGTATCAACCTGTTGCTCTAACGGAACGACTTCACCAAGTGGTGCGTCTGGTGTCTTTGATGTAATAAACACCGTAAACATTCCGCTCACAACTGCTGCCATAAGCTCAGCCTCGCTGTATCTTGTGAGTTGTTTCAACGATTCAATGACTGGAGCAAGTACTGGAACACCCCTTCTCTGCCCCGGTCGCTCAAATTCCATGAGATGTAGCACGTTTCGTCTTCCCGTTCTCTCACCAAATGCGGGCACTCGAGCCCATTTGTTTTGGGCACTTTGTTTATCAAGAGGGTGCTTTTGCGCGATATAATAAGCAATTGGCGCTCCGAATTGATCGACTTCGATTCCCCCGCGAATATTTGGATTTTTCACTCCTGGTGGATTGCATACGCGATCAGCCTCAATCACGGCAATTTTCAATGCATAAGGGTTTCCGGGACGTTCAATCATCGGCATAACGCAAAAAACGTCTCCTGACATCATCATTGATAAAAAAACAAGGGACTGCATCTCATAGAAGTCAAGCATTCGTCCAGCATCGCAATCTTTCGCCCAAAGCTGAAATTCCCTCTCAACATTCCGTTCCCACTCGTCTGCTTCTTCTTCAGTCATTCCTAAAAAATCAGCGTCAATCTGAGGATTCACACGCAAACCATAACCGACTACGTTTGTTCTTAGAGTTTTCAATGCTCCAGCAGCCAACGGACTCCCCATGTACAGGTCACGAGAGCGTTGTCGCAGTACGTCCAAGTTGTCAGTAATATCATCGTCTGGGCTTCCGCCTTTATAATTCCATCCAATTAGCGACTTTTTGGATCTGCTAGCACCATGGTTGCTATATCCAGTATTCAACACCTTTAGCGTTCGCCTTGCTGCTTCACGTCGAACTGCTCGCTCCGGTGAAACGATTTCAACAACTTTATCGAACATTTTTTGAATCATAAATCGCGCGGTACGACTCTTAACACACGAGCACCGCTTCCCCTCCCTTTTTCGAGTCGTGCTACTTCGTTGCTCCAGAACTGTATACGCTTTGCGATTTCACCTAAATCGGCTCTAGTCAGTTCTCTCGTGCCAATTCTGTATCTCTGACCTGTTGAAACAGCCAACTCTGCATCCATCCACGCTCTCAGATGCTGTCGAGCTTCTTGTAGAGTCCATGCTCCCATCGTCCATCCCTCCCCTATAAACTGACTCCTCTGCTAATAAGCCTGCGACGTCGTGACTTCATTCCACCTGTCATCGGGCTATTTTGTTTGAAATAGTCTCCCTTCTTTTGTTGTGCGAGCATTTCTAAGTTGGGATTTAAAATTTCAAGTGCAGCTGTGGCGTAGTTTCGACAATCCAGAGGTTCATTTCTCGTTCCTGGGCGCTTCAACCACTCTAGTTTCGGCCGTCCTTTGTAATACCGTATTACCCTTTTTTCCGATGTTAAGCCGTCAAAATATCTCTGATCATACCCCTTTTCCGGCTCAATCGGAAAATGACAATAGCCTGCTTCACCGGGAAACTGAACTTTTAGGCGTGACAAAATCAATTCTTTTCCTGCATCGACACCAATCGTAAATAAAGGAACCCGCCGCCGATTCGTACGGGTAGCACGGCTCACGATTGGAATGCCCTCACCACCTTGGCCTTTGATCGCAAAAATTCTCCTATGTTCGCGTGGCTTCACGAAGTCATATACCTCGGTAGTGTAGTGCCCACCGGAGTCAATACAGACACAGGCAATACCAATCCCAGCACCATTAGCATACTTCCACGTTCGACTGAGATACTCGTCAAGCTGTTGCCATACAGCTGGTTGTCCAGGGTCTCCATAGATGGCTCGGTATTCGATCCCCCATGACTCTTTTCCAACGCCCCATCCAACCACTTCTATTTCAAGACGGTCATCCTGTACGTCCACGCCAGCTGTCAGAAGCAACACGCCGTCAGGGACTTCACAATTATACCGCTCGCGCCGATTAACAAGGTCATTAGATTCAACGCCATCGCCTTGTTCTTCCCACGCCTCGCCAAGAGTGGTGTTTACCCATGCTTTCAGCCGTTCAGGCCCACCATTCTTCGCCTCTTTGAACTCAGTGATGATCGTTGACCACCTCTTCCATGGGCTTGCCAACTCATTCAGATGAAAACCTCGAACCTTAATAATTTCTGCTTTGGCTACCCATTTGCCTTGACCTGCCTTCCACGCGAACTCATCGTGACGGGAACCGCATTGAATACACTCCATTGTCACGTCTTCAAAGCGAATTTGCGCCCATGTCAACGGTTGATACTTCCCACAAGTCGGACAAGGTAGACACCACTCCTCCTGACTGCTATTTAAAAAAGCCGCTTCAATGCGGCTTACTCCCTTGATAGTTGGCGTGCTCACATACACCTTTTTACGATTGAAAAAGGTGGTCGTCCGTTTTTCCGCCAGCGTCAACGGATCTCCTTCCGCACCGGCGCTCGCTGGAAAACGGTCTACTTCATCAGCGAGAAGAATTCTGATCGAACGGCTCGCAAGGCTAGATGGCGAGTTCGCCCCGACCATGGTGATGTGTCCTCCTGGGAACGTCTTATGCAGCACAGTGTTTCCACTGTCTCGACTCCTAGCATCTGCCACTTTCCCCCGAAGCGCTGGTGTATCACGAAGCATAGGAGCTAGCCGATCCTTCGAAAACGCTTGAGCCATTTGCAACGTTGGCTGCATCACCATAATTGGTGCCGGGTCATAGTCGATGTGATATCCAATGATATTGAGAAGAATCTCTGTTTTTCCAACTTGTGCACTTGTCATGACTACAACCGTCTCAACAGCTGGGTCGTTGATTGCATCCATAATCTCGCGTTGATAGGGCGCTCGATCCGTTCTCCATTGTCCAGGTTCAGCCGATGACTCCGATGATAGACGTCTGTATAGATCAGCCCATTCGGAAACTGTCAATTCTGGAGGAGGTGCGACGACTTGGGCAATTTCTTTAAATAAATACCCAGTGTCATTTCTTCGCTTTTGTACGGCCATTGCGCCGTTTCTCCTTTTCTGTCGTGTCCTCTTCAGTACCCTCGTCGCCTTCCTCCTCCGCTTCATCCATATCAATCGCTAGCTTATCCTTGCTCTGCGCATAAAAAACGTGCGGATCATACTCGGATAGCTCTTGTAATGCCTCATATACTTCTTTTTTTATGATATCTTGCACAACAGCTAAATCCGTTTGCGCGAGAAGCCTTGGTGCTGTTTTACTCGGGATTGCCAGCACACGGGCTCGAAACGCTCCCAACATATCGTTCATTACACGCCGAACATCTTCAGAACGATGCAACTCTCCACGCATAATTTGCAATTCCAACTCCACTTTTTGGCGGTTTGCTCTTGTGAGAAGGGTTTTTTCTTTGGTTAGGTCTAGCTCTTCTTCTGTTTTTTCAGCCTGTTCTTTGATGAATGAAATGTACCTTTGTACTGATGCTTTTAGGTCGTATTTTCCTCGGCTAAGTTTCACTAGCGCCTCTTCTTTTTCTAACTGGCGGATACGCCGATCGCTCAACCCGAAAATTTCCGCAATTTCAGCCGTCGAAACCACCACTGTTTTTCCTTTCAACCCCTGTTCTGACAAGAGTTTCACCACCTTTCACGACAATCAGAGCGAATATGTTAATCGGAAACGGAAATGGACTCCGCCACCCTGTCGCTAGCCGTTTTTCGGGGCTCGCACGACCCGCACCTTAAAGTTATCCACAAGGACCCATTAGTTATCCACAAAAAAATAAAGAAGCATCCGTTTTATTTTACTCGGATGCTTCGGAGGAAGGAGGAATCGGCTTTTTCAACCATGATCACCTATGCTATTATCATATCACTAAGAAAACAAAATAGTGTGCCATGATTGTGCCAAAATTGTGCCATGGTTATGTAAACTTAATTTTGTTCAATCAAAAAAGAGTAGCCAGTTTCTTATTTCATCTTTAGAAACCGACTACTCTTCATTATCCTCTCCAATCGATACACGTGAGTTCTTTGATAACCAACTTGCCAATTCCTTCTGACATACTTCCTTTTTGGCAACTTTGATACACATTTCGAATAGTTCATCATCCGAAACAATTAACTCATAGCCATTCTTCATTAGGAAAGAATATGCTGCTATCACCGCTGTTCGTTTGTTACCATCTGAAAAGTAATGTCCTGTTGCTATAGCAATCATATAAACAGCAGCTTTCTCGAATAAGGAAGGATACTGTTCTTCTCCGAACAAAATTGTGAACGGTTTTTGACATACATATTCAATCATGCCAGGGTCTTTTTCCCCGGGTAACCCTCCATAGCGACGCAACATCTCATCATGGATGTAGCGCAACTCTTCAGGATAAAGTCTTTCTATCATCAGTTTTTAGCTAGCTTTTCTAGCGCTTTATCATAGCGCTTAATCCCTTGTTTTAAAATGGCGTCAATTTTACGTGTATCGATGTTCTTTTTCTTCTGATTCAATTCTTTCTGCAACATAGCCATCTCTTCTTCCCCCTTCCAGTCGCACATGCTATCACCACCTCTAAAATAATATACGGTAACAGCATGTCCCTAATTACTTTTAATTATAAGTTCCACTTCTATGCTTTTCAATCATTATCTCAAACGCCACGGAATTTTCCCAGCTTCCTATTCTTCCTGAACATCCGCTTGGCCATTTCATGCATTTCATCTTTCGGTTTGCTTCGAATAATGTTAGATACATCCACCGTCGTCAGCTTCCTATTCCCGATCCGATAGCCTTTTTTGTTAAGTTCCTGCACTACTTTCGTGACACTTTCCAGCTGCACATACAAATACACCGCTTCTTCTTCCATCGTTGTTGGTGTGTAGCTTTCAATCATCTGAATGTATTCTTGCAAATACTCGATTCGTTTTTTTGCTTCCTCGACCAACATCTACTTTCCCTCCAACGAGTTCACTTCAATTTACAGACTGATGCACTCGCCCTATTCATAAACCCCTTGATATTTCTAGCTTTAAGCCATTTTATAGAACGAGTGCACACCATGTTTTTTTATGTTGTGCTGATAGCCAAAAAAGAAAAATCATATCTTGTATTTCATCATCGCCTTGTCCATCGCATCTTGGTTAACGCCGATATACTTTAAGGTGATATGTGGGCTCGAATGGTTAAACAACTCCTGAAGCATCGCAACATCTTTGGTTTGCTGATAGAAGTGATAGCCGAACGTCTTTCTCAGCGTATGCGTGCCCACCTCATCTAGCGACACGTACTCAGCTGCCTCACGCAAAATACGATACGCTGTTGATCGATCAATAGGGCGGTTACCGCCTTGCCGACTCCGAAAGGCATATTCACCGTCTTTAAGTGTTTTTGCATACTCGATCAGTTCCTTTCGTATCGCTGGCGGAATCCGAATCCGTTTTTCCTTCCTTGTTTTCTTCTCCCGCAACTTCAAATGCGTCTGTAGCAAATCTTCCTTCTTTAACTGCAATATGTCCGATATGCGCAAGCCCGTATTAATTCCGATGATAAACAGGATGTAATTCCTCTTGCTTCTTTGTAGCAAATACCTTTTCATCGCCGCGATCTTTTCTGGATCACGAATCGGTTGAACAAAATTCATTGCTCGTCCCTCCTTCTTTTCCGATACACTTCTATTTCGAGGGCAAATGCCAGCTTGTAAAATGCTCTAGACTTCAAACGATAATAATTTCGATGACTCATTCCTAACTCGTTGTAAACGGCATAATCAAATATCTCTTCCTCGTTCATATATCGCCGAATAATAACCGCTCGCTCCCAGTAATCTAAACGGTTCACAGCCTCAACGATGCGCTGAATGTACTCCGCACGCTCCCGCTCGTAATCTGCATTGCGAATGGCCATTTCTTCGGTTGAGGAGTGGAACTGATTTGTTTTTGCAGGAACGAGCGAGTAATGTTGAGTCACCTTTGGCAGCTGGTCTAGTTTCAATGTCAACAAGAAAATGCGATATTTTTCGAGCGCCGCTTCAACCGCTTTTTTCGTCGCTTTTCGATCGATTTCAGGTAGCATAAAGTCCATCTTCTCAACCTCCGAAATAGTGATTATCGTTGGCGAAATGCCCCACCCTTGCCGCGTCTATAAACAGGACGACCAACGCCCATTAGTTCTTTAATATCTCGCTCCGTCAGCCGCTCCTTATCTCTTTTCTTTTTCCGCGCTTTCTTCCGTTTGTTTTGATGTTGCCGAACTTTTTTGACTTTCATCCATTTTTTCAACTCTTGCTGGATTGTTCGCATTGTTCCTCTCCCTTTCATTTTTCTAATCAAACAAAAAGGACACCAATCATACAGAAATAGCCTTGCTACTCTGTACAATCGGTGTCCTCACGCTCTCGGTCTTGGACATATTCACTTACCCATATTATACCTTATACTACAGCTTTTTGTAGTAATATTCTAAATGTTTCTCTTCCTTTCGGCGTAACGAGCGTTTGCACATCAGCTCGTCCATTTCGCTCCCATTCTTTTAATTCGAATAGAGATGGAACGTATTGAGCATATGGCTTCAATTTTCCCTTCTGGTCGCGATAAATATATTTTTTGTTCAGAAGCCAATCGATAAATGCTTTCGGTTTTACTTTCAACTCTTTGGCTGTATCACGGAAATTTGTCAGTAAGCGACGATCAACAAGCGCGTCAAAATAATCAGCTTTTGGCTGCATGATTGCAATTTGTTCGTTTTGTTTCCTAACCGTTTCTAGTGTAGCGCGGAATAATAATTTCGTTTGCTCATCTGCGTGCTTCAGATACGTTTCTACGAATAAGTCGTCATTCGCTACATAGCCGCCGGTTTTCCGTATGGTTGGAAGGACTTCCTCAGCTACCCAATCGCTGAACCTTTCCGCTTCCGGTTTATTGCTGCGAAAAACTAATTTATAAACACCTGCTTCATTGATTGCAGCCATTTCCTGAGGACCTCCAAGGGTGTCCACCTTCACCGACCCCCTTTGTCGATCGCTTAAACGGCTAATAGCATCCCTATGTTTAGTAATGCCCAGCACTTCACACACATCCTTTGCAACAAACCAGACCTCTCCATCTTTTATAATTGTTCTTACTTGACTTCCGCTGTAAGTAAACACCTTTTGTAATTGATTCATCGAAAATTCCCTCCCCATAAACTAGACCACTATCGGTTCAAGCTATAGTGGATTCGTCTTTCTCAAAAATGGGGTAAAATTTACTTACCCCATAATCTATTTATCTCTATCGCATCATCTTCGTACTGCGTATTAAGATAAATACTTTTTAACAAACTCAATTAGTTCGTCTACATCTTGTTTTGTTGCATTTTCAGTAATTAAGAAGAAATCTATCATTACATATTTGCTATACTCTCCTCCACCGTAATATTCATCTGCAACAACTACCTTTAATTGAATGTTTTCAGTAATAGGTATTAAATGTATGTCTGTTCCACTGCAAATAGGAAAATCTAAAGAATGCTTGTCAATATTATTTTCTTCAAGGTAGTCATTGATGTTATACAAAATATCTTCCCCTTCATCTTCATCCCAAACCCCTTTATAATTAGGCATTTGCTTTCTAAAATATAAACTTAATTCATCGTTTAATTCGGTGCGGTTTCTTTCTACTAGACCTGTCATGGCCACCATTAACCCCTTGTTTTCGACTTCTCTCACAATTGCCCAATCTGCTTTTTTTAGCTTCATTTAATACACCCTTTCTCATTCGCATTATGTGTCGAATGCGTATTAAAACGGCAAATCATCCTCATACGGCCATTTACTGCATGCTCCCCAATTTTTAGGATTGCTGCGCCAACGATCTTCCTCAATTTCTCGCCGCTTCTGGCGAATAAAATCAAAGAACTGTCGCATTTTTTCACTTTCAGGCTCTCCCATCTGACTGACGGCACAACTGATATACATATCAAGCTCAATTACGTCATCATCTGAGAGATTTGGCAAAGTGATATTCAATCCTCTCACCCCAAGAACTCATAAATATCTGTTTGTCCTTTCGGAACGACGAATTGCTGTGCTTTTGCTTGTATAAGCAACTCTCCAGAAGGTAATTCTCGAAGCGCCTCGTCCGTCTTACAAACCGGACATTGCATAAGGTGCTGTTCTTCAAAGTCCTGCGAAACTGCAAACACTACATCGCAACTCTTGCATTCATACACATGAACCGCTATTTTCACTTAAAACAACTCGCTTTCCTCGAATTTGATTCGTGCCGTTTTTCCCTTCGCTGTTTCAATAATCGTATATCCATGTTCAACCGCTTCCGCTACTTTTGCTTTCCCCTGCACGCCGTCAATCACAACAACAAGAACTTTACCTGGAACGATCGGATGCGAAACGGTCATATTATCTATATCAATCTGCAATTCTTGCGCTCTTTTACTCACCGGAATCCCTCCATGTGGTATAATTGGGTTGGACTGTCGGGAGAGATCCCGGCTTTTTTGTTTTATCCAATCACTTTCCATCCACGTCGAATCCTACTTTGCAACTCATACTTACGCAATGGTTCATAAACATAAACAGCATCACGATGTTCCTTGCGATATAAAAGATACCATCTGGCTTTTCGCTTACGACGCTTCATTCGTCATTCACGTCCGAATTTAGCTTCTCAAGCGCAATTAAGTGCGCAAATTTAAATTTCAGCACCTCGCAATATACGATTGCATCGATCATTTCCTGCTGCAAGTGTTCCAGCCAGCCGACCAATGTGTAGTCACTTGGATTGACGGTTGTTCCGTATTTTTCAATCCCCTTTTCGGTTTGTATTTCGAACAATTTTTGCACGTTGCGAAGTATTTGATTCTTGTTTAATTCTTCCATCCAATACTTTGCATCCATCTCAATACCCACTTTCTTGGCGGTGATGGTTGACTGCGTTTTTACGCATATACGCTGCCTCAACTTCATCCCAAGTAAATTCGAGCATTTCTCCAAGTCCGATGAAAGAACTCCAAATGTCGACATATACTGTGATATCTTCAAGTAAACGTGATGTATATTCAAACAAGCCTATAAACTGTTGAATAGTGGATTTTGCTTTATACGGTTCAATCTGTTCCCATTCTATCGTCCCGATATTTCCGCTCAATCCAATGCTCAAAATGAAATGTAAACAGTCCACATATTCTTCCAACATCCCCTCTTTCGGTTGCCGATTCGTTTTCCAATGCTTAAACCCTTGCCACTCGTTTGCGAGTTCTGCCAGCTCCACCTGTAAGGCTAATACTTTATTCGGCAAAAGATTCTGACCATCTAATCCTTTTTCTCGAACAATACGCTCATCCAGTTCCCGCTGCATCTCAAAAAGCTTGGATAAGTCCATTATTTCGCTCCCCTTTTCTTTCTGTTTTGCGGCCAACGCCAGTCAATTGCTCGGCGGTTATCTTCGTCGTAATATTTCTTGCGCGGACGGTTCCGATACGCTTCAAGCTCTTCTGGCGTTAGGTAACTGACGACAACTGGGCCATGTAGCGACCTACGACTCATCGCAAATCCTCCAATCGTTTTTGTATCTCTTTTAGCGCCATTTGTTTATATCGAATCGGACAGTGTTCATATCGCGCGATAACGTATAATTGTCTAAGCGTTGCTTTTGACCAGTTCATTACGTTCTCCCTCCGCTCGCTCGTATTCCCGTTGAATTTCTTCGATCGTCAGTTTTGATAGCGCTCGCCCGTCTGTTGCAACGAAAACGCCCTTTCGCCGTAGACGCTGAATCAATACATGTTTGAGTAAAAGCAACTGCTTCACCTCCGAAAAAAGCGATCAAGTTTTGCTGGTGAATATGATTTGCCGTTGATTTCAAGCGAAACAAGATGTTCTCTAGTAATCTCGTATCGCTCTAATACGTCACGCAACGCTGTTTCGGACTGAATGCTTCCGGTGAAACCAACGATTCGCCCAACGTCGTTTCGATACTCTAAACGAATCCAAATCGGGTACGGCATATTCATCACCTAGCGATATTTTTTCAGTCGCTCTTCTAGCTCGCGCCGCTTGCGTTCGAGCGCTTCCTGATCCGTTTCAGCTTTTTTCTCATACTGCGAATAGTCGGTGTTCAACCAGTCTGGAACAATCTCCGTTCGAACGGCTTTTTTTCCATTCGTGCTAGAGCCATTGCGTTTCTTTGCTTGCTGCTCTTTAAATGCTTTTTGCGCTGCATGCACTTGTTCGACGTTTTGATAGCCCTTGTCTGCCCAGTCGCGCAAAATGGTTTCAACGTACTTCCACGTTTTCACGCCGTTTTCTACTGCAATTTTCATCGCTTCTAAAACAAGAGCTTCGGATGTATCATCGATCCAAGTTGAAATTTTTTCGCTTATGTAGCTTCCGATTGCGCCAAAGCCGTTTTGTTCAAAAAAGGTGAACGGATTCTCTTCGCGCACGCGTGCTTCTTCTTCTACTTCTTCTTTTTTCTCTGTAGTAATCTCTGTAGTATTCTCTGGTATTGGTCTGTTCAAATTGAGCGCTTCGTCTGTCCATTTTGAACAGATGGACTGTTCATTTTGAGCAGATGGACTGTCGATTTCGTCAGTCGTCTGTTCATTTTGAGCAGTCGAGGTGTCATTTTGAACAGTCGTATTCACTTCGTAAACTGGGTTTTCAATCTCAGTCAATTTGTCATAGTCGATTCGATACCATTTCGTCTTGTCGATCTTTGAGCGATTGAAATTGCCCGCAATAATAAGCCCTTGCTTTTCAAGTTTTGTGATGATACGGCGAATCGTGCTTTCCGACCAGAACGGAAATTGCTCTTGCCATTCCTCATATGTGTTGTATACCCACTTATGCCCTTCGTGAATGTGATTGCTGCGCTCAAGCCAGTAATGCAATTGCTGCAACACGATGCTTTCATTTAAGCCGATCGTAGCCGCTAGTAACGGTAAAATCACTAACGGCTCTTCGTCCATTAGAAGTCTTGTTGCCATGTATATCCCCTTCCTCCCTTGCTTTCCATATAATGTTCTGGCATAATGAACCTAGAAGTCTGAAATAAAAACCTGTATATCACCTTTTCCTAGTTGTTTGGCTATTTCTAACGCGATTTGGCGGCACTCGGACACAGTGAGCGCGTGAATGAGTGCCGTATGGATCGTTTCGAAATAGCCGTTTTTCTTGGTTGCAAATTCTACTTCAAATAGCATATTTACGTGCATGAAGCATACAATGTAGTGATGCTTCATAACCTCCCTTCTAGCAAGGCAAAACATTCTTTTTCTCAAGCTGGCGCAACTTTGAATACACAGATAATTCACTTCGCTCCAAGCGTGCAGCAAGCTCTGAAATATCGAAAATGTCTTTATGTTGCCATAGATAAAACTCTTCCTCTTCGGTCCACTTGCCTCTTTTTATGCGAGGGCTTTCTTTCGATAACAACACAGATAGCTGTTGCATTTGCTTGCCGATCGGACAACTTATGACGCATACGCTTTGTGTACCGTTATGCCGTTCTTCACATCCTGCACACTTATCGAGCAATTGCAAGATTTGCAAACGAATTTGCTTTTTCTCTTCCCGCGTCATACCATCACCCTAGCAATCGTGATACAAAATCAATTTGAATGCCGCGCTTGCGCATATCAGCAACGATTTCAAACAGCTGCGCGCGACGTGCTTTCTTTTGCTCAATTACTTGCAGCTCATCTAACAAAAAACGCAACTCCGACATTTCGATTTTCGCTGTTTCATAGTCGCGGTTTTGAAGCGATTCCTGTATGTACTCGATGCACCGCGATGCTTTTTGTAGCAAATTAGTTTCTTGCAAAAAGAGCGTATCTTGCATGTCACTTTACCTCCTCCGAAATGAATGGCTAGACGTCTTCGCAATGGCCATCGCATGTATTTTGGCGCGGCTCCCCTTTCGGATCTTCGCCCGCTCTCGCTCGGTCTAGTGTGCATACGCACCGATTGAAGTACAAGCTCGTGGGCTGGGGGACACACCCACTTTCAAGATGGGAGATATCTTTTGCTTGTACTCCAATCGGCAAGCATGCGCTTGCCCTTCCTTTCGCGAATCGTTTATGCTAGAATATGATTAGATCAAAGGTTGATTATTTATTGAGCGATGGCTAGTGTTGGCGCACTGGCCATTTTTCTTTTGTACCATTCCTTTTTTAACTCCATTTCTAACACCAATATTGCTGGATCATTACGCAATTCTGCGCATAACTTTTTTACTTCGCTTGCTTTCATTAAACGGCTTGCTGTTAGACAAAAACTCATTGTTCTCTCCTCCTCAAATTAATTCTTTTACAGATGGACATTTATATTGCTCCACGTACTCTGGATGATAATAAGCTTTCACAAGAACATTGATTGCATCAACATATGCTTTGCATGCTTTGTAACTTGGGCAATCAGAAAGTTTTTTATATCCTCCTTTTCCGTCTTGCCATTCTTCACGCAACCACTCCAATTCGGCTGCCAAAAACGTTTTTAATCTATCGATCGCATGATCCATTTTTGTTCCTCCCCTATCTCTTAATAAATCCTTTCGCCTGCAATTTCGTACGATGCCGTTGCCACATTTTAAACCAGGAAAAACCGTAATCCATACATATAACTGCGACGTATTGCGTGAGCGCAACAATTGCATCGATCGCTTGCAAAATTGCTTCTTCAAGATGCTGTTTGTCGTATTCCCTGATCGCGCGTGGATGGTTTGCTACACATACATTTTCTATTGCCTGTAGCGCTTCGGTTAGTTCCTCTTTTGTTTTCATTGCGACACTCGCACGATGAAGATCGACCACTTCTCCATCAAGCTTGACTGGACCCCAGCCGGTGTACTCCGCAGCCGCTTCCAGTGCCACCCACGGATTGTTGTGCTTCTCGGCAAAATATTTCGATATGTTCGGCTGCACTCGATACCGTCCGTTTTCTTGCTGTGAAACTGCTTCGCGAGATTCATAGATTTCAAACGAAAGTTGTTGTTGTGTCATCCCTGTCGCCTGCCGCGCCGCTTTCACCGCATCGGCCGCTCTACCGCGTTTCATTGTTTGTTCTCCCCCTTCTACCATTTATCGCTAAAAATTCATGTTATGTTATGATTAATAGCTCGATTCTTTCGGAACGTAGCAATCCATCACCGCTTTTGCAATCTGCTTCAAGACTGGATTGCCTTTTTCCCATTCTTTCTGAAACCATTCTTTTCGTTCGTCAGCACTCATAAGTACTAACGGGGAGTGAATAATAACAGTGGTGTTCCCGTATTTGAATTCCTTCATGCCCGCATTCCCCCTTTGTTCATGTGTATGCGGGTCACGGGGATGAATTGTTGACATTTCTTCACCTCAAATCTTGTAGGAATTTCCTCCTTCGTGTCGAATGAATGCGGCAGGAAGGAGGTGATAAAACAATGTACGAGCCGAAAGCTGTCGATCATATCACATCAAACGGTAAGCTTGTTTTAATGTACGACTACTTAGACAACGCTTACTCCCTTACAATTATGCTTGCTAATGATATTGTTGTCGGTATCAATCCAGCAGCCGATGAAATTTGTTTTATGGTACCTGACAAAAATGGCATATATACAGATGTTACCGACATCGTTTCTGGTAAGCCGACACAGGGAACAGTTGAACTAATGATGCGTGCACATCATCTTTGGTCTGTTGAGAGTTACAAAAATGCTCAGCAAATTGGTAAACAACTTCTGAACAAGTCATTAACGCACATTAAGCTTTGCTATTATTCAAATCGTTAGTTTTCGCCCAAACCTCTGGGAACAGCTCTTTGTGAAGCAGATCGACCGCTTCTTTTAGGTCTGCTTCACTGAAATTATTCTGTCTTAACATAAGATGAAAATGGGCGATAATCACGTATTTGTTTAGAACACTCATCTTACTCACCTCCTTTCATGTCATGGGGATTGAGTTGTCAAAGATCAATGACTACGTCATAAAATTTCATTTTTCGCAACAACAATAGTAAAAAATTTTTCACATGGGACGTTATAAATACTAGACAACATCATTAACTCTTCTGCTGTGAATGATTGTCGTCCACTTTCTTTACGATGATAAGGGTACACAGTTTTTAAACCCAACATTTTCGCAACTTCTTCTTGTGAAAGCCCTTTTTCTTTTCGGAGTTCCTTTACTTTTTCAAGGTTCAATTTAAACAACATCTCACCTTCTTCCTGTTGCAATTTTCGCAACTTATGATTTTAGTATAAATTGCGTTTTACGCAATGTCAAACACTTTTTTTCGTTTTATGCAATTTTATTTTGCATTTTTAGCAATTATGATATGATAAATCTTAGAAATGTAAGGGAGTCACTATGCCTATGAATGTACTGGGAAATCGTTTGAAGAAGTTGCGCGAAAGGCACAACCTGACCCAAGAGAGAGCTGGAGAGATTTTCGGGCTTACAAAGTATCAAATTCACCGCTACGAATCCGGGACAAGCAATCCTGACCCAGACATTATCAACAAGTTTGCTGATTATTATGGCGTGTCAGCCGACTACCTACTCGGTCGCACGGATGATCCGAATCCGCCAGGGAGCGACAATGAGGAATTAGGAACGCTGGCAAGGATTAATCAACTCATCAAAGAATATGGCATCGAGCAAATGGGGTTCTTTGATATTGAGAAGTGGAAGCAGCTTTCTGAAGAGGAAATCGAAGAGATCGTGAAGCATTTTGAATGGGTAGTGCATAAGGCGAGAGAAAAGAATAAGTCATCAGGAAAAGACACCAGAGAATGAATAGACGAGGTGTCTTTTTTATTTTTGGAGGGGGAGAGAAAATGAGTAAATTCAAGGAAATTGAAGATTATCGGATGTTTACCTCAAAAGCCGAATTACACAAATCGATAAACTCTCTAATCGGAATTATTCAAGGCATTCGTTTCGATAATGTAACAAACGAGCACGAAATAGCTGAGCTTATTCATTGGTGCAATCTGCACAGACGTTTTCAAAAAAGCTCTCCATTTTCGGAAATTATCCCGATTATTGACTACGCATTGGAATACAACGACGGCAAACTAGATTCAGAGTCAATTGAAGATATTTTATGGCTCTGCAGTAGGATCGAGGGGAAAGCTGAATTCCAAAAATATTACGACCTTATTACATCATCTATCCAACAATTGCACGGCATTCTCCACGGTGTTTTAGCTGACAATGTTTTGAATGAAGCAGAAATCGAACAGTTATGTAGCTGGATTGATGATCATGATTTTTTAAAAGGGACATACCCTTTCGATGAAATTCATAGTTTGCTTGTTAGCGTGAAGCAAGACGGAATTATCAGCGATGATGAGAAAAACTTACTTAAAGCTTTCTTTGCTAACTTCGTGGACGTCAAGGCGTCTCACAACATACATGAATCTGAAATAAGGGTATTAAAGAGACGATACTCACTAAGTGGCATATGCGCTGTTTGCCCAGAGATTACGTTCGAAAACAAAGTTTTCTCTTTCACCGGTGCATCGACGAGAGCAACTCGCAGCGAAATCGCTAAAATCATTCAGAATCTGGGCGGAATCTTCAGCAACAACGTCACAAAAGATACAAACTATCTCATTGTCGGCGGCGACGGAAACCCTTGCTGGGCTTTTGCTTGCTACGGCCGAAAAGTCGAAAAAGCGATTGAGTTAAGGAAAAAAGGCACGCCAATTATTATCGTGCACGAAAATGATTTTTGGGATGAGGTAGTTATTTAAGGTGCATCAGCATAGACAGAATCATCTGCCCCGTCACAAAGAAATTTGTGGACGAAAATCGGGTGAATTCATGGAAAGCCTAAGTCGATAAGATACGGTAACCATGAGCCAAGCCGCAGGAATGCCGCTACTTTGTACTGCGGAAGGTGCAACGCATAGATGGTGAGGACAGGCTACCAATAACCCATCCACGAGCGCCCGACACCCTACTTCGGGTGAAGAGATATGCTGACCTTCTTGGAAACAAGAAGAAGCTCGGGATAAAAAGCCCGAGCGATAACAAAGTGAAACTAGCTGAAACAATGAGCAAGTCAACGCGATTTGAAGGTAGTGCCTTAAGCAATGCAATGGAAGAAGCGTTAAAACCACTACAAAACATGCAAAAATTGCTGGGAGGTGCTGCTCAACAATCCATGGCTTGGAATAATGAATTAGGTTTGGGTAGGGTTTAGGATTCTGTTTGCTTTTAAAATCGAACATTAAAAACTGTAAACATTATAACACAGGAGGGATATAATTGACTGCTGAAATTGCCGTACTTAATAAATTTGGTGTGGCGCTCGCTGCTGACAGCGCGGTAACTATTGGCGTGAGAAAAATTTACAATTCTGCAAACAAACTTTTTACTTTATCAAAACATCATCCAGTAGGAATAATGGTTTACGGGAATGCAGAATTTATGGGAATTCCGTGGGAAACAGTTATTAAAGTTTATAGAGACCGATTAGCCGATCAGGATTTTCCTACTTTAAAAGAATACGCTGAGCACTTTATCGATTTTATTGAATATAATACTGATTACAAAGAGCTATTATCTAAACATGAACAAGATTTAAGCAACCTTTATTTCTTCGAGATGTCCATTAGAGACATTAAAGACGAAATATTTGACAAGTTATCCCAAAGAATACAATATTCGGATGAAGAAATTGATCAACCAGATGTCGAAATGTATCTAGCCTCAATAACCGAGTCATTAATTGAAGAAGAATTGGATCGCCTTTCAAAACAGGATTACATTAATAATTTCAACGATCAAGATTACGCTGATTTAAAGGATATATACGTATTGAAGTTAGAAAGCATCATTGCGGAAATATTCGAAGACATACATTTAACACAAGATGTTATAAAAAAATTAGTAGATGTATGTATATTTAGGTTACTTAAAGACTTTTCAGATAATCAAAGTGGAATAGTCATTGCTGGTTTTGGACAAAGCGAGATATTTCCTTCTCTTTATTCTTATATCATCGATGGGAAAGTAAACAACAAGTTAAAATACAAGCAAAATCAGGTAGCTACAATAGGTGAAGATTCTTTTGGTGCAGCTATACTACCGTTTGCTCAGTCTGAAATGGTACATACTTTTATAGGTGGTATAGATCCAGAAATCGAGATGTTCTCAAATGCATACATACATGATTTGCTAAAAAATCTACCCAAAAAATATCTTGATGCAATTTTCAATGCCTTGTCATTAACAGATAGCGAATTGTATAATGATATCCTTGATCAAATGAAGGAAATTAGTAATAATTTGTTTGAAGGATATATAAACATTGTTAGAGAATATAAAAAAGAAAACAATATTGATCCCGTAATTGCAATTGTGGCAAATCTTCATAAAAATGAACTAGCTGAAATGGCTGAAGCGCTTGTGAATCTGACGTCTTTTAAGCGACGGGTTTCATCCAGTCTAGAAACTGTTGGTGGTCCAGTTGATGTCGCTGTTATTACCAAAGGTGATGGATTTATCTGGATTAGAAGAAAACACTATTTTAACGCGGAGCTCAATCATCACTTTTTCCAAAAATATATGAGGGGTGATAAAAATGAACAAATTATTAAAGAGTAGACTCGAAAAAAAATATTTTCCCAAAACGACAAAAGAAAAAAGTATGAGAAAAATTATCTCCAATCCCGAGAATTATGGTAAATTTCTAGCAGAACAAGCAATTAAAAAAATTAATATTAATTTGTCTAATTCTTAGAACTCAAAATCACGGAAATGTAGATAGACAGAAACAAAGCCCTTCTCACTAGGGCTTTTTCTTTTTCTTGCCAATACAAACATTTGTTCGTATAATCTCCTTAGGGAGGGGATTTTATGCAATTATGTCATTACTACACAACCGCACTTGAGGACTGGGTAACGAATTTTTATAAAAGACTCGGTATCTTCCATCCTTCACACATTGATATTGAATACATAGCACGACGGATGAATATTTTCTTACGTGAAAAGCCGTTTCCGTCTACACATCAAGTTTTCGGGCGATTCCGCTGCATCGTTGTCGATTCCCGATTGTCAGAAGAAGAGAAGCGCGAAGCTTTCTTTCACGAGCTTTGCCATATTCTCCGCCATGTCGGCGTGCAGAGCATGATGCCAGAGGCGTTCCGAGAACTGCAAGAACGTGATGCGAAGCTTTTCACGAAATACGCAGCCATTCCATATCATATGCTTGATTTCATCGACTGGAATGAACGATACATAATTGAGCAGATGGCTCACGTTTTTAAGGTGACACCAAAGTTATGCGAAGAACGTTTAACACAAATTCAAAATCGCATATTCGTTTATCAATAACATACATGATGTATTTGTATATGTGTACGGTTGGTTTTACAATAGTGTAGAGGTGATTTTTATGTACAGACCGACGAATCTCGATGTCTTTATTTACCTCAGAAAAAGCCGTAAAGATATCGAGGAAGAGAAAAAGGCAGCCGAATCAGGCGCATCATATGACACGCTACAACGCCATCGTGACACCCTACTTGCTGTTGTAAAGAGAGAAAAACACAACATCATCGATATTTTCGAAGAAGTCGTTTCTGGGGAGTCGATTGCTGAGCGACCGGAAATTCAAAAGTTGCTTCGGGAAGTCGAATCGGGCGTTGCCGATGCTGTGCTGGTCATGGACATTGACCGTCTTGGCCGCGGTGATATGCTCGATCAAGGGATTTTAGACCGCGCATTCCGCTACTCTGGTACAAAAATTATCACACCAACAGAGGTGTATGACCCAGAAAGCGAAACGTGGGAACTTGTTTTCGGCATTAAGTCGCTTGTTGCTCGCGAGGAACTAAAAACAATCACAAAACGCATGCAACGTGGTCGTCGTGCTTCCGCAGCTGAGGGAAAATCTATTTCAAAAAAACCGCCATATGGCTATCTTCGTGATGAAAATCTCAAGCTATACCCCGATCCAGAAACCGCATGGGTAGTCGTGAAAATATTCGAGATGATGAGAGATGGACATGGTCGCCAAGCGATTGCTGCCGAGTTGGACAAACTGGGCGTGAAGCCGCCTGATGAAAAACGAGAATTTTGGTCTCCTTCGAGCATCACAGCAATCATAAAGAACGAAGTCTACATGGGACATATCATCTGGGGCAAGGTGAAGTACGTCAAACAAAACGGAAAGTATAAACGCAAAAAGATGCCACCAGAACGCTGGCATGTGAAAGAAAATGCTCACCAGCCGCTCGTATCAAAAGAATTGTGGGAGTCAGCAAATAAAGCCCATACAGCGCGTTGGCGACCGTCTACGGTCGAAAGTAAGGTATTATCTAATCCTCTCGCCGGATTGCTCAAATGCGAGGTTTGTGGCTATACAATGTGGTATCAGCCGAAAAAAGACCGACCTAACAGCATGATTCGCTGTGCTAATCCGAAATGCAAAGGCGTTCAGAAAGGCGCTTTGCTCCCTCTTGTAGAAGAACGCATATTGCAATCGCTGACTGAATTTGTTGATCAGTTCGAAGTGCAGGAGCAAATGCTTGAGAAAAGGGAAAAGCAATCTGTTATCCCTATTAGACAAAAAGCGCTTGAGAAAAAAGAAAAAGAGCTGAGAGAACTGAATGTGCAGAAAAATAACCTTCACGATTTCTTAGAAAGAGGAATTTACACAATTGAAGTGTTCCTGGAACGGCAACAAAATATCGTAGCGCGCATGAAACAAACACAAGAGGAAATCGAGCAGCTGAAACAGGAAATTGAAAAAGAACAGCTTAAAGAGAAAAACATGAATGAATATGTGCCAACTGTCAAAAAAGTGTTAGAAGCATACCGACAGACCGATGACATTGAAAAGAAAAATCGCCTTCTCAAGTCGGTGCTTGAGAAAGCGACATATTTACGGAAACCAGAATGGACGAAAAAAGATCAATTCACAATACAAATTTATCCTAAAATTTAACGCGAGGCAACCGCCTCCTTTTTTTGTGACGAGAAGAAATGCTTCAACGCCTGGAACAGATCAGATTTTTGCTTTAAAATATAATAACTAAAGCGTTCGTCTTTAATATTTTGATACGCCCTCATAAGTGTAGAGGGTGTACGGTTGTACTGATTCACTTCTCCATATCCAAACATATTCGATACTTTCATTAACTCTTGCACAAGTTTGACGCAGCGAGCGTTATCAGATGTTAAATTATCGCCATCGGAAAAATGGAACGGATAAATATTATATTTTGTCGGTGAGTATTTTGTTTCAATCACTTCTAGCGCTTTGCGATACGCTGATGAACAAATGGTTCCACCGCTTTCTCCTTTTGTGAAAAATTCTTCTTCCGTTACGATTTTTGCCTCGGTATGATGAGCGATAAAAACAATATCGACTGTTTCATATTTCGTGCGTAAAAATCGCGTCATCCAAAAGAAGAAACTTCTAGCCATATACTTTTCCCATACGCCCATCGATCCGCTCGTATCCATCATCGCAATGACAACCGCTTTCGAATCTGGCTTAATGACTTCATTCCACGTTTTAAATTTTAAATCTTCTGGATAAATTGGATAAAAGCTTGGATTACCACTTAATGCATTTCGTTTAAACGCAGCCATCATCGTTTTTTTCTTATCAATATTCCCCATTAATCCCGTTCGACGAATATCATTAAATTCGATATGTTGAACAACATGATCTGCGTGTTGCTTTTTCTTTAAATCCGGAAGCTCCAATTGACTAAACAAAGCTTCCTCTAGCTCCATTAAAGACACTTCCGCTTCGTAATAGTCTTGCCCAGCTAGATCACCTGCTCCTTGCCCTTTGCCTGGTCCTTTTTGACCATCACCAGAACCGTCGCGCGCAATCACATCGCCAACTTGACTGTCCCCATCGCCTTGGCCGACATGTTTATTTTTGTCATAGTTATAACGAATTTTATATTCATCTAACGAACGAATCGGTATTTTTATGACATCGCGACCATTAGACATAATAATGCTTTCTTCTGTAATTAATTCACCAAGATTATTTTTAATCGCTTCTTTTACCTTTTCTTCGTGCCGTTTTTGATCATCGTGGCCTTTTCGATGGAGGGACCAATCTTCCTTTGACACAATGAAGTTTCTACTCAT